GTTACGCAGGAATGGTAGTAATGTTGTTGCATCTGATAGCAGATTTAGTATTACGTCTAAGCACGGCAGCGTTGATGGCAATGTGATCGGTACGGTTAATTTTGTATTAAAGCTTGCTGCTGCTGACTATCTTGAGTTGATTTGGGCTACTAGCAATGCTGCTGCTTATATCCATGCTGAGGCAGCTCAAACTAGCCCATTTGCGCATCCAAGTATTCCCGGCATTATCTGTACCATAATACAAGTTGCATCTGCTTAATTATGACGACCAAACGCGAAACAATTATTACCGCAATACGTACAGCGCTAATAGGCACCACAGGTGTTAGCACTAGGATTTATCGAAGCAGGACCGAACCTATTACACGCGGCGAATCGCCTGCAATTGTTGTTGAGCCGCTTACTGATACGGCAGCGCAAAACACAAGCTTGCCGACATTAGACTGGAGTTTAACTGTACGTGTTGCCGTAATTGTACGCGGCGCCATACCAGATCAAGTAGCTGATCCAGTTGTTGAAAGCTTACATGCCAAAATAATGGCGGATTTAACGCTTGGCGGTTACGCAATTGACATCCAACCAATTGGTGTTACATTTGATATAGTTGAAGCAGACCAACCTGTTGGGGTTGTGATGTGCGACTACCGAGTGCAATATCGCACCTCGGTTACTAATCTCGCAAGTTAAACATGGCTATGATAGTGGATGAGTATTGGGGTCAAGGCGGGTCTTACCTGCTAGATCCTAAAACCGGTAAGCGTAAACTCATCGAGCGTACTGCCCCGGCTACCGCCAACACCGCACCTGAGGAACTGACCAATGCCATTACTGACTCGCAAAAGGCTGCTTCTAGCCAAAACTGAAGCTACCTACGGCACTGATTCGACACCAACTGGTGCGGCTAATGCCATATTGGTGCGCAATCTAGAAATTGTGCCATTGCAATCGGATATTGTGCAGCGGGAATTGATCCGGCCATATCTTGGTAATTATGAACAGTTACTAGCAAATACACGAGTGCAGGTAACTTTTGAAGTTGAATTAGCCGGTTCGGGTACTGCTGGCACTGCACCAGCTTATGGCCCCGTGCTAAAAGCTTGCGGGTTAGCTGAAACTTTGGTAGCAACTACAAGTGCTACTTATGCCCCGGTTAGCACCAGCTTCAGCTCTGTGACTTTGTATTTTTTCCAAGATGGCATTCGCCATATTGTGACTGGCGCTCGTGGAACATTTACGTTGAATGGCACGGTAGGTGCGATCCCAACGATTGCATTCACAATGACCGGCATTTTTAATGCACCAACTGATACAGCGCTTGCGGCACCTACTTACACAAATCAATCAACACCTCTAGTGTTTAAAAATAGTAATACAACCAGTTTCTCGGCATTTAGTTATTCAGGGGCATTGCAATCAATTGACCTTGATTTTGGCAACGAAATTATTTACCGTGAATTGGTGGGCGGTACCAAAGAAGTTATTATTACTGACCGCAAGCCTGGCGGCACATTGCAAATTGAGGCAGTATTGCTCGCCGCTAAAAATTACTTTACTGTGAGCACTGGATCGACTACTGGTAGCATTACGTTGCAGCATGGCACCACCGCTGGTAACATAGCGACGCTTACAATGGCTCAATCAGACCTAGCCGATGTATCTTATGCCGACATGAACGGCATCCAAATGTTAAACCTGCCTTATGTTGCAACACCAACAGCGGCAGGCAATGACGAATTATCCCTTGCCTTTACCTAAACATCATGGCATTTGTTCTTGCTCAATCCGATAGCTACAGTTGGCCTGTTACTGTTGAATTCCCGGTTGATGGTGGCCGCTTTGAAAAGCAAACTTTTGACGCTGAATTTAAGCGGCTGCCACAATCACGAATTGAACAAGTAATTGAACGCAGCAACACAGACACCATTAAGGATGTCGAATTTGCGCGTGAAGTAATTACAGGCTGGAAAGGTGTTACAGATGCCAAAGGTGCTGATGTGCCCTACAGCAATGAAGCATTAGGTAAATTGCTTGATGTGCCATTGGTTTCAGGCGCTATTGTGCAAGCTTTTTTTACTAGTCTGACTGGAGCAAAAAGAAAAAACTAGAGGCCGCTGCTGAGCATTGGGCAAGTGGCGGCGTTATAGATGATACGGCAAAAGATGCGGCAGGATTAGGCATAAACAAGCCCAACTTGCCGCAGCAATCTACTGACTTTGAAGTGTGGGAAGACAACTGGGGTACAGTTGTAATGTTTTTACGTGTGCAAACGCAATGGCGTGTTGGAATGGGCGGTGCTACTGGGTTAGACTATAATGCGATCAGATGGGCGTTTGAAATGTACGGCGTCAGTGACCAACGCGAGATGTTTGAAGGCTTGCAGGTTATGGAAGCTGCTGCATTAGGAGCGATGAATAAAAATGGCTAGTCCTGCAACTGAATTTACAATTAAGGCTCTGGTCAGTGGCCTTGAACAAGTTGAAGGTTTAAAGTCTGCTGTACGTTCTTTACAAAATACAGCGCAACCAGCAGCGGCAGATATAAATAAATTACGTGATGCAGCTAAATCTTTAGGTAATGCGGCTGAAGCATCAACAAGTGATCTGCGCACATCGGTAACAGTATTAAAATCATTAAAAGATCAAGTTGCACTTACAAGTAAAGAATATCGTGATCTTAGTAATGATTTAAAAACAGTAGAAAATCGTTTTAATGCTGCTAATACAGCAGCTAAACAATTTAGATCAAGTGCTGGCTCAGTAAGTGGCGGGACAGCAGGTGCTGCCATCATGGGGCGTCCTGCTGAAAAATTAGAACCTGCTCCAAGGTTAGGGTTCCAAACTAATGATCTTGAATATTGGCGCAGGAAACAACAAAACATTGGTGGCCCACAATTGGGTCCGCAACAATTAGATTACGAGGCTACGACTAAAGGGTTGACAGGGCTTGAGTCAGCGTTAGACCAGATGAATAATATAACCAATAGAGGGCGCCAAGAGAAATTACAAATACAAGAAAAATATAATCAATTAGAAATTGAGCGGCAAGATGCTGCATTTAAGAAACAGCAGGCACAGCATCAACAACAGGCCGATATTGCTGGGCGTGACTTTCTCGACCGGGTTAATAATGCCGCATCAATTAGAGAGAAAGCAGAACAAAGAATTGCGCAACGCCGTCAACGACTTGCTACCGCAGGTCAAACTGTAGGTGCTGTAGCTGCTGCTGGTGTATTTGGAGGCCCTGAAGGCGCTTTAGGCGCGACCATAGGCGCTTTTGGTGGCCCCGGCGGTGCATTAGTTGGCGGTGCTATTGGCGCACAAGTTGGTATGTTAAGGCAATCTATAGGTGATATTGCAACCTATTCGTCTGAAATTACTAAACTAAATATTGCGTTAAAAGGCGTTACAAAAACGTCCGACGAATATGCGGCAGCACAAAATGCTATTAGTTCAATTAGCACATCTCTTAACGTACCGATCAAAGAAGCAACAGCAGGATTTACAAAATTATCAGCATCTGTTATTGGCGCTGGCGGTAATGTAAACGATGCGCAAATTGTAATGCGCGGGTTTACTCAAGCAATTAAGGCAACTGGCGGCGGAGCTCAGGAAGTTGCTGGTGCAATGACAGCATTAACGCAGATATTTTCAAAAGGAAAAGTTAGTGCTGAAGAAATCAATCAAATTGCCGAACGGTTGCCTGGAGCATTTAATGCCATCGCCAAAGCCTCTGGCAAAACCGGTCCAGAGTTGCAAAAAGCGCTTGAGAACGGAGAAGTTGGCCTCAATGATTTAATGAAGACAGCGCAATATCTTACGGATCAATACGGGGCTTCAGCCAACAAAATGGCGGCATCAACAGAAGAATCTGGCGCACGCATGACAATTGCGTTGGATAAAGTCAAATTTAAAGTTGGGCAAGCGTTTCAACCTATTGGCTCAGAGTTTCAAGATTCAATAACAAATCTTACTAACGCAACAATCTTTGCGTTAGAAGCCCTATACGAACAGAATAAAAAAATAAGAACACAAATCCTTAGTGTTTTTGGTGAGAGCTCACAAAAAACTTTTACTGATTATTTTGATAAATTTAATTTGAATATTGCTGCTACAGTATTAAATATTGATTTGCTTGTAAACGCACTAAAACAAATAGAGAAATTTCTTCCTAAACAAAAAACTGGACAGCAAAAGTTAATAGAAGCAGGCTCAACCACAATGTACACTGATGCGCAAGGGAACGTATACAGCACCGAAAGCGGGCGGCTTATAATGAAAGCGCCAAGCAAATTTCCAGGTCCAAAACCAGATGGTGACGGTGATAAAGCAGCTAAAAAAGCGGCTGAAGATAAACTAAATGCTTTAGTGCAACAAAATATAAATATAGCGGCTGGGCAAGTGCAAAATAAAACTTTTGAA